GTCTCGCAGTTTGCCGGCTGAGCGAAAGAGAACCCGGCGCTGGTGTCCGGCATGGTGAAGCTGGTGGCCGCCTTCGCGGCGTTCCGCCTGACTGCGCTGGCGGGGCGGTACGGCTTCAGTCTCATGGCCTCCGGTATCAACGAAGCCACGAAAGCCATGCACCTGCTGCACAGCAAGGGGCTGCTGCTCCGTGGGCTTTGGCAGTCCGGCGCCATTCGTGCTCGCCTGCCGTGGCTGCCCAGCATGCCAGCCGGGGGTTTCTCCAGTATCGGCACCAGCCTCATGACCGGCTTCCAGGCAGCGCTGCCGTGGATCGGCCGCGCCGGCATGATGCTGCTGCGCCTCACGCCCATCGGCCTGGTGCTCTCGACCGTGGGCCTGTTGGTCTACAAGTACTGGCAGCCGATCAAGGGTTTCTTCGTCGGCCTGTGGCAGGGGCTGTCCAGCGTGGCCGGGCCGGCCATCAAGGCATTGATCCAGTCGGTGATGTCGTTCGGCTCATCCATCGGCCGGCTAATGCTGGCCATTCCCGGCGTGGGCTTGGCCTTCCGGCTGCTGCGCGCCGTGGTTGCACCGGTCTTCAACGTCCTGATCGGCGGCGTGCAGTCGGTGTGGAACTGGCTCAAGAACTTGCTCAAGCCGGTAGACGACGTCGGTGGCAAGGCGCAGGACATGGGACGGCGATTCGGCGCGGCCATCGGCGACATCATCAAGGGGGTGGCGGATTTGCCGACGCGCTTCCTGAAGCTGGGCAGCCAAATCGTCGATGGGCTGGTCAATGGCATCAAGGCCAAACTCGGCGAGGCCGTCGCAGTGGTAGGCAACCTGGGGGATGCCGTGGCCGGGAAGTTCAAGTCGGCGCTCGGCATTCATTCGCCCTCGCGCGTCTTCATGGGCTTTGGCGACAACATCGCCCACGGCGCCGCGATCGGCATCGGCCGCTCGGCCGGGCTGGCCTCCAAGGCCGCCGCCGGCATGGCATCGGACACGGCGGCGGCTGCAGCTGCGCAGCGCATCAATGGGGGCCGGGCCGGTGCCGGGAGCGCCGGTGCGGCCGCTGGCAGCGCCGGCGGCATGACCATCCACTTCAGCCCGACCATCCAGGTACAAGGCGGTGCGGCCGAGGGCGTCAAAGGCCAGATCACCGAGGCGCTCAACCTTTCGCTGCATGAGCTGGAGCAGCTGATCAAGCGCGTGACGGCGCAACAAGCACGGAGGGCCTACTGATGTTCGCACTTCTCGGTGACGTCCAGTTCGACCTCATCACCTACTTCGACGGCTTCGAGTCGCAGTTCGGCGCCGACTATGCCGAGCACCCGCTGATCGAAGGCAAGCCGCGCCTGCAGTTCGTCGGCGACAAGCTCGACGAAATCCGCATCCAGCTCGCCTTCCATCTGCACTACTGCGACCCAGAGGCCGAGCTGGCCAAGCTGAAGAAGGCGCTCGCCGCCCACGACGCGATGGCGTTGGTGCTCGGCAACGGCGACTACAAGGGCTGGTTCGTCCTGACCGACGTGCAGGCGACCAGCAGGCACACCGACAAGGCCGGCACGCTGATCGCGCTGGATGCCAGCATCACCCTGCGCGAGTTCGTCGGCGACAAGAAGAACCCGTTGCCGCCGCCCGCCGTGCAGCCCAAGCTGCCGCCGGCCGCCGCCAAGGCGCTGCCGGCCAGCCAGACCGCTGGCGCCACGACGCTGGCCAGCGGCGCCACGGCCGTGCGCGACAACGTCCGCCAGGCGGTGACCTATGCCAACCAGGCGCAGTCCGCGCTGCGGGTGGCGGTGGATGCCGCGCGCCTGGCGCAGAAGCTGCGCGACAACCCGCTGGCAGCGCTGGGCCGGGTGCCCAGCCTGCTGACCAACCTGAAACAGGTGGCCGGCCCGCTAGATAACCTGTCGCCGACGCTGGGCAGCCTCTCCAGCCAGTTGCCCGAGGCGTCGAGCATCCTGCGCTCCAGCGACTACGCCCTGGGCGCGGTGCGCAACGCGCAGAGCGCCCTGTCGTCGGTCAGCGCCGGCACCGTGACCGGCCGCATCGATTACCTGGCTGGCCAGCTCTCGACCGCGACCGGCGCCCTGGAGTCGGCCGCGCCGAACATCAGCAAGCTGGCCGGCAAAGTCGTGACGAGGACGATCTGATGTACCTGACCCACATCACCACCGAAGGCGAGCGCTGGGACCAGCTCGCTACCCGTTACTACGGCGACCCGCTGCAGTATGAGCGCATCGTCGCGGCCAACCCGCACGTGCCGCTGGCCACCACCTTGCCCGGCGGCCTGACGTTGTCGGTGCCGGTGATCGAGCAGCAAGACCTGTCCGAGGAACTGCCGCCGTGGCTGCGCTGACCGATCGTTCAGCGGGAACGGCGCCGACCACCGTGACTAAGGTGCCGCACCCGGTGTTCGTGCTCTCCTACGAGCAGAAGAACATCACCAGCGACATCACGCCCTACGTGCGCTCAGTGACCTACACCGACTACCTGTCCGGGCAGTCCGACGAACTGGAGGTCGAGCTGGAGGATGCGGACGGCCGCTGGGCGCGCCACTGGTATCCGGGCAAGGGCGACACGCTGTCGCTCAAGATCGGCTACGAAGCGGCGCCGCTGCTGCCCTGTGGCGCGTTCGAGATCGATGAGATCGAGTTCGCCCAGCCGCCGGCCACGGTGTCGATCCGGGGGCTGGCCACCGGCGTCAAGGTATCGGTGCGCACTCGCAAGCCCGGCGCCTACGAGAACACCACGCTGGCGGCGATCGCCCAACGCATCGCCAAGCGCAACAAGCTGACCCTGACCGGAAAAATCCGCGACATCCGCATCGACCGGGTGACGCAGTACCAGGAGCGCGACGTCGAGTTCCTGACGCGCCTGGCACGCGAGTATGGCTATGCCTTCAAGATCGTCGGCAGCAAGCTGGTCTTCACCGAGCTGGCCAGTCTGCGCGACGGCGGCGCAGTGCTTACCCTCACGGCGACCGATCTGATCACCATCCGCCTGCGCGACAAGATCAAGGAAATCTACCAGGAAGCCAAGGTCAAGTACCACGACCCGAAGACCAAGAAGCTGGTGGTCTATGGCGTGAAGGGCGACCAGGTGACCGAGGTCGGCCAAACCACGACCAGCACCAAGAAGCAGTCCGGCCAATCGGCCAGCGGCGACACGCTGAAGCTCTCGACACGTTCCGGCTCGAAGGCGGCCGCCCAGGCCAAGGCGCAGGCGGCGCTGGACGATGCCAACCTGCAGCAAACCGCCGGCAGCCTGACCGTACCGGGCAACCCCAAGCTGGTCGCCGGTACCACCTTCTGGCTGACGGACTGCGGCAAGCTCTCCGGCAAGTACCTGGTGGAGTCGGCCCGCCACCGCATCGATCGCGGCGGCGGCTACACCACCGAGCTGGAAGTGAAACGCGTCGCGCTGCCTGTCACCTCGGGCACCAGCGGCACCACGACCAAGAAGAAGTCCGGCAAGACCCTCAAGGTGTATGGCGTTCAGAGCAACGACCAGGTGGGCGTCGTCGGCACCACTCAAGCGAGCAAGAAAAAATGAGCGAGACCCTGCAAGAGTTCGGCGCCAGCTTCAAGTTCGGCACGGTCTCGGCCGTCGATGCCAAGACCTGCCGCGTGCGCGTGCGCCTGCCCGATTACGACAACCTGCGCACGGCCTGGTTGCCGGTGCTGCAGGCCAAAACCCTGCGCGACAAGCATTACCACCTTCCCGACCTCGGCGAGCATGTGGTGGTGCTCCTGGACGGGCGCGGCGAGGACGGCGTGGTGCTGGGCGCGGTCTATTCCAGCGCCGACACGCCGCCGGTGGCCAGCGGCGACAAGCACCACGTGCGCTTCGACGACGGCGCCGAGATGGAGTACGACCGCGCCAGCCACCAGCTCACCGTCAAGGGCGGCATCCAGAAGGTGGTGGTCGAGGTCGGCGCCGACATCCTGCTCAAGGCCGGCGCCAAGGTCACGATCGACGTGCCGGAGACCGAAGTCACCGGCAACCTGCTGGTGAAGGGCAAGCTGACCTACCAGGGCGGCATGGCCGGTT